TGATGTGTGTTTCTTCTATGCTGTTGCATTAAACCAGGCTAGCGGCGTCTCAGACTACGAATGGCACATTATGTTCCTACACTGTTATGTTGTGTGATTCACGTGTGTGTGCTCAACCTAGTAATTCGACTGCCCCGTCCAGACCTGGCCAAATAGTCGTATTTATTCAATACAGGGTGTACCGGCTGGGGCCTAGTAAGTATTATCTACGCTTGTACCTGCTATATGTCAATGCATAGTAATTTAAACCCTAGATTCATTGGCTCAACTACTCATCCATACACTAGACTGAGAATCTCATACCTGTGCGAATTGTAGTAGTCTACCATATCCGATACTGGTCTTAACTTTGCTGAGCTGATCTTGGCAGTGCGCGAATCGCATGTCACTGCCATAATAGCTCAACGTAGCCGCTCGATACCTACGAGCGCGAATCGCGTCTCGAATCGAGTGGGGCATGCTGTATGCTCACGGTCGCCTGCCGCCAGTTAGTCTCAGGGTGAGATATGCTGCGTGCCACCAGTTAGACTCAAGGTGAGTGTGCTTGTGTTTGTGTTTTGTTGCGTTTGTTGTCCTGTTCTCTCTTTTTCTGTTTCTTTTGTTTTTTCTTTTTCTTCTTCTTCTTCTCTCTCTTTTCTTTTTTTTTTTTTTTTTTTTTTTTTTTTTTTTTTTTTTTTTTTTTTTTTTTTTTTTTTTTTTTTTTTTTTTTTTTTTTTTTTTTTTTTTTTTTTTTTTTTTTTTTTTTTTAATTTTTATTTTATTTTGTGCCTACTATATTATATATAGCCCGGTGCTCTGTAGGGTCGAGTTATCGCATCAGAGGTCAGACACGATGCCCTAGTGGCCTGTGTCACAGCCTTCAAAGTCATTATTGGCGTTATCAATACTTTCCTCAATAAACTTCATCGACATTATCCACTGGCCAGTACTCCAATACAATTTATAGTAATTCGTCTCCCATTGTCCCTCATCCTCACTAAACAGCTTTTCTGCTAGTCCATACAGGTTACCATTAGCCGACACCATGGCATCATTAAGGGCCATACAGTATGAGGCCTTGATACCATGCTCGCACATAGGATAAACATAACGCTTGGCCACTGCTGGAATGTGAGGTGTGGTAAACGTGGTATATGTTCCATTACCATGATGAATCAGGTCGGTATGCAAAGAAGTGTAGTTGTTGGTCACTACAAAACTTGTCGTGTGTTCGGCTGTGTCTGATCTTTTGACATATTGTGATGCGTTAGCTGGGAGTATACTAATACCATGTTCATTTAATATGTCGTTCAACGCACTAAAGTCCAGTGGAATATCCCCGTCTGCGACAGTAGAAATGTCACGACGAGCAACGGTAGCGCCATTAGGATCTGACTGCGACACCGGCCTATTACCACCCCATATAAGATGATGGCCGGATGTAACTGCTACAAAAATGCTGACTAGTAAAGCAAGTGTTTGCTTGCCGCAGTCCGTACTGATATCATCCTTACGCTCACCCACGCAGTTCTTACACACATTGATACCAAAGATTACTACACCTGCATCGCTCGCTACGAATGAACCCCAGGTGATCGACTTGCCCCAATTGCCATCTGTGGCACGCTGTAATAGCCAATCTTTTACTTCCCAGATCTTGTCATACCACGGCGCTTCACGAGGTAGTAATGACACTGGTGCTGTTTCTGCAGGACCGGCCACATCGTTCAGCGCTACGACTAGGTGTAGTAATGTGATGAAAAATAATATACTGACGGATCTAACTAATACTTGGGTTGGCTTCGTCATTTCTTTATTTTTC